ATAACATTAACTTATAATGACGAAAATATACCGCTTGACGGTTCATTAATAAAATCAGACTTTAAAAACTTCATACGTAGGTTAAGAAAATATGCAAAATGCAAAATTAGATACTATCATGCCGGCGAATATGGGGATGAAAACAAGCGACCACATTATCACGCAATATTATTCGGCTATAACTTCCCAGATTGGGAGCATATACTCAACACTCCAGACGGTGAACCTATATACACAAGCAAGATACTCGAAAGGATATGGAAAAAAGGATTTGTAAACATCGGAGATTGTACATTCGAATCTGCCGGATATGTGGCGCGTTATTGCATGAAAAAACTAAACGGCCCACTAAAACATCAAGTAAACGAAAAAACAGGCTTAAAACCATATGAACGCTTTCATAGCTTCACTGGAGAGATTAGCGAAGTCCTCCCCGAATATAGCACTATGTCTCGTCGCCCTGGTATTGGCAAACCTTGGTTTTCTCGCTATACACGAGATGTATTCCCTAAAGACTACCTCCATGTTAAAGGGGTTAGAATGCCCCCACCAAAAATCTATTACCAATATCTCAAAGAAATAGATCCAGATATGTACGACTACATAAAAGCAGACAGAACATTAAAAGCTTACGAGTCAGATGAGAATACGCGCGAACGCTTATCAGCTCGGGAAACAGTAAAGAAAGCGCAATTTAAACAACTCAAACGGAGTCTCTAAAATGTACCTCAATATGTACACAATATACGATACAGTTACAGAAGTATTCAATAGGCCATTCACAGAAATCAATGACGCATCAGCAACGCGCGCATTCACAAATTCAATAGAGGAGGCTAAAAATAAAAACGAATATGAGCTCTATCATATAGGAGCATATAACGATAACAATGGACAACTCGAAGGCAATTTACATCCGGTAAAAATAAAAACCGGCTTCGAAGTAACTAAAGCAAAATCAATTACACCAGAAATGCAATTAGCCGACCTGGCAAAACACGAAAATATAAAACAGGCATAATAAAAAAGGGCAGGGAAGCCCATCACTAGGAAAATAATAATGAAGTCAAATACACAATTCAGAGATATACCTTCTGTTGAGACTCCACGTTCATCATTCGATAGAAGTTCAGGCCACAAATTCACAATGGACCATGGCTGGCTCGTTCCCTTTATTTGGGACGAAATACTTCCCGGCGACTCTATCAAACTTAATTCAACAGCATTCATGCGCTTAGCATCACCACTATTCCCCATCATGGATAATATTCAGGTTGACGTACATTTCTTCTTCGCGCCAACTCGAATTCTCTGGGATAACGCACGAAAATTCTTTGGTGAACAGGAAAACCCTGGTGACTCAATCGATTATCAAATACCCAAACTTACTGGAGGGAATACCAGTACAGGTAATCATGCATATTCACTTCCTTTTGAAAGGGTTGCAACACTACAAAATTATTTAGGCGTACCTCATGGTGTTTCTCCAGACGATGTGGATATAAATTCACTACCATTTCGCATGTATAATGCGGTTTATACAGAATGGTATCGGGACCAGAACTTAATAGATTCACCACCAAACCCTACAGATGATGGGCCTGATCCAATAGGTTCAAACTATGAAATACGACGCCGTGGAAAAAGGCATGATTATTTTACGAGTTGTCTCACTGCTCCGCAAAAAGGTGATGCAGTATCAATACCATTAGGACAAACTGCACCTCTAACAAATTTAGCACCAACAGCAGCTGCTAAAGTATTAATCGGTTCAACAGGATTTTCAAATTTTAATGCAGAAACCTTAAACAGTAATCTTGCAGCTACTTTGATAGGAGGCACGACAGGAGCTGGATTAAGATTAAATATAGAAGATCAATATGCAGCTGATCTTTCTGCTGCAATAGCACCAACAGTAAATGATTTACGCGAAGCATTTCAGGTTCAAAAACTCTTAGAAAGAGACGCACGAAATGGAACAAGATACCCAGAACTATTACAAAATCATTTCGGAGTATCAAACTTTTATGACCCATCATACCGCCCTGAATTCTTAGGTTCCGGCCGCGGCACAGTCAATATATCACCAGTACAACAAACAGCACAAACAACAACAGCAGGTACCTCCGACGGCACAGGAACAGGAGACTTAACAGCAGTAGGAACAGGAACATGCCAAACCTCTATTACAAAATCATTCAACGAACACGGCTATCTCATGGGAATAATATCTACGAGATCCGACATGACATATCAAAAAGGCTTACGCCGAGAATTCTCAGCAAAAACAAGATATGATATTTATTGGCCATCCCTCGCACATTTAGGCGAGGAACCAGTATTAAACAAAGAAATCTTTATTAGTAAATCAACAGTAGACGACGACGTGTTCGGATATCAAGAGCGTTACGCATCTTACCGCTATAAAATTTCACAAATCAGCGGTCTATTTCAATCAGACGCACCGGGTTCATTAGATCCATGGCATCTTAGCCAAGACTTCTCAGCATTACCAACATTAGGACAATCATTCATCGAAGAAGATGGTGGTATCTCTGGCTCTGTAATAGATAGAGCAATACAAATACCTTCAGAACCACATTTCATTGTAGATACATTTACACAACTGAGACATGCACGAGTAATGCCTACATATGGCGTACCTGGCATGATAGATCACTTCTAATGGTTAACTGGATAACTAACCCATTTGGATCCGCAGCAGGTATAGCAAAAAATGCCTGGAACGATTTTACTGGCGTATCTCAAGTAGAAGCAAACAATGCTGCTATAGCTGCAGAGGGACTTGCAGCAAGGCAACATTCTTCCGCGGAGGCATTAAAAAATAGAGACTTTCAAAAAACAGAAATAGCTAAACAATTAGGCTTTCAAGAAAGAATGTCAAATACAGCAGTAGCTCGCCGTATGGCAGACTTAAAAAAATCAGGTATAAATCCTATATTAGCAGGAAAATTCGATGCATCATCACCAGCCGGGGCCGCTGCAGCCGGCAGTCAAGGGCCCTCCCCTACTTCGGGTACATTTACCCGTCAACCAAGCGGAGCAGAAAAAGCATCATCGGCTATGTCTATGATGCAACAACTAAGAAATATACAAAATACGGAAGCAGATACCTTAAGTAAAACAGCAACAGCAGAAAAAACCGGTTTACAAAGTGGAACATTAAAACCAGCGTCAGCAATACTAACAGACGTTAATAAAGCTTATTCAGCAGCAAAAGAATCATATAAACAAGTCGAAGGCGATATTAATAATATGTTAGGAAACAGCGCAAAAAGTGCTAATTCACTTGGTAAAAAAATGGTTGATACTATAAAAAATATGCAATATAAAGATTACTGGAAAGGATACCTTCCGGATAATTATAAAGGCCCAAACCCAACAATTAGGACACGAAAATAATGGCATTTACAAAAACAGATTCAAACAACGAAATAATTCGAAATCGAATTCAATTTACACAACCAGATGACGAGGAAATCCGAGTCGAACAATCACATAAAGAAGAAGCAGATATAAATAACATTGTCAAAAAACATGGCTTAGACTTAATAGCCAAAACAGCAGCAATGCAAACATTCAAATATGATGAAAATCCATCAAACGACTTCCAGGAAGTCATGCAAGCTGTAATAACAGCAGAAAAGAGCTTTAGCTCTATACCATCGGAAATTCGTAAGGAATTCGATAATAATCCAGCAAAATTCATGGATTTCATCTACAACCCAGATAATAAGCAAAAAATGATAGACATGGGTCTATCTCCTAAACCAGAACCAAAACAAGCACCTATTGAGGTGCAAATAACTAACTCAGAGACTCTAGGCGAACAAAGTACGCCTCCTCCCCAAGGCGAACCTAGTACGCCTACTGAGTAAAACAAGGGCCCTTCGGGGCCCTTTCTATATATAAATAAAAAAAAGCGTTAAAACAGCGTTAAATTGAGGCTCCCAGCCGATTAGCATAGCGTTAAAGGCAAAGAGCCTCACAAAACGCAAAAAAACGCAAAAAATTGATGTATATCAATAAAAACAAAAAAGAGGTAGACGAAAAGTAATAAGCTTTGCTTATTGCTTTTGGTCTGCCCAACAAGCGCAGCGCGTTAGTCTCTAGGGTGTAACCTGAGCCACATAAAAGGTGAATCCGTACATATATCTACTTGATCTAACTGTACGGACTGGACCTTCTAGGTCCAATCCAAAAAAAACAATAAAAACGCTTGCAAAGCGTAACAAATGTGTTCATACTAAACACATGAACAAAAACATACTAAGTAAAGAAAACATCGAGCAAGAAATTGCCGATCTTATTAAAACTAAAGAAATTTATAAAAAAGAGACAGCTAAAATGCGTACTAGACTTTGTCGTCTTAAAAAGCTACTCTCACATATACAACTATTGGAGGAAACAAAATGCGTAAAAGATTCAAAATGAGCAAAAAAAGCTCAAAACGTAAATTCCGTAAATCTTCAGGCGTTAATCGCATGAATACAAAACCTCGCCCTATGCGTGGCGGAACTAGACTGTGACTAGGGTAGAAAAAATCTTATCCGGTAAAATGTGTATTCCTTTTGTTGAAAAATTACCATCCGGATACTATAGAGTCCACATATATAATTATTGGTGGAAAAAATAGTGGGGTGCTTTCACCCCCTAAATGCCTATAAAACTAATCAAGGTCAAATCAATTTTGACGATAATAAAGGAGGTGACCCATTAACTCTGCCCTGCGGTCAATGCCTTGGCTGCCGCCTCGAACGTAGTCGAGATTGGGCTGTACGCTGTACACATGAAGCACAAATGCATGAACAAAATTGCTTCATAACATTAACTTATAATGACGAAAATATACCGCTTGACGGTTCATTAATAAAATCAGACTTTAAAAACTTCATACGTAGGTTAAGAAAATATGCAAAA